TAATCAATGCTTGGTTCGGGTTCTGCTTGATCTGTTGCTGCATAGCAATGATCTGCTGCAGAGCCATAAGCTGCTCTTTGCGATTGCCACTGCCGGTACCAACACGGACCGTTGTATGAGTCCTATCTTCCCACGTAGAAGGTACTACCTGGACCCATTGACCGCGGAACATATAGTTCTTAGCAGTATCCTGGTGAGTAACCATCATATCGCGAATCATGTAGCAAAGAGGCTTGATGCCCGTCTCTGCTATGACTCGAATCATTAGACCAACCAGCTCTTCCTTCTGGGAGAGCATCCGTTCAACGCCTTCAGAACCAACCCGATCGCCGATCATGTTGTCCGTTACTGGCCCTTCCGGAGTTACACCAGAACGACCTGCACGTACTTGGTCGGCATAGTCCATCATCTTGTACGCTTCAGAGCTTAACGCTGGGGTGACGTACGGAACAACTGCGTCTCTGCTCTTAGCCCGGATGATTCCACCAGGCCGAGAGATCATCAGGTCATCTAGGTTTACCTGGTTCTCGAGGACGATAGTACGCTGGTTGTTCTGCAGATAGATGTTGTCAAGAATATTTCGCCACAGCGTCGTCTTTAGCTCTTGTATTTGTTTCAGTCTGTCGTACATAGACAGGCCGAACAACTTATGAGACATAAGGATACAAGTGGTACTGATGAACGGAATGTTCGTAATCTCTTCGATGTCCAAGAGCACCGCAGGATTATCGTCATTTCCAGCTGCAGTGACTTTAACGAGTTCAGCAATTCCGTCTTCGTTCAAATCCATGTGCATGTAGGCTTCGATCACATCTACATACTCAAGAGCAGGATCGACCGTTATTCCAGACCCCGTTGTAGTCTCGCCCTGCATATAGAAACGGTAATTGTCTGCATCTGAATTCAGAGACCCTTCGTCTGCAGGAATAGACCACACTAACTCTTTATCAAAACCTTCCGAAACCAGATCACTCCTAGTCTTGGTAGTTACATGCGCAGTAAAACGAGCAGTGCTAAGATCAACTGAATTGTGCATCCGATTAACGCGGAAATCTTCAGGAGCCACAGACTCGACAACGACTTTGCCTTTCTTATTAGTGCGTTTAACCTTGATGTCGTAGACCTGGATGTTGTCCACTACTTCTACCGACATCTCAACGATCTCGATAGCAGGATCAGCAGCGACTACGTTATACTCGATTTCAGTCAATCCAGTGTAAGATTCGTGCTTGACTTCTTCAGTGTTAGAATAATAAACTTTGATGAATCCGTTCTTCTGCATCAATGCATCTTTAATGAACTGGTGCAGGATAATGAATCCATTGTTGTCCTTCATCAGTACATCATAGGTGTACTGAGATTCCAATTCTGCTTGAAGCTCGTCTCCATCATACTCAGGGTCAAAAGTGACAACTTCATTATTCTGGGTGAAAGCCTTGACTATCTCAGGCAGAATCCACTCAATGGCATCTGCTACATCTGTGGACACGATCTGAGAGCGACCTTCTACCTCATTGCCATAAGGCTGGCCCAGGTACGTAGCGAGAGCAGCTTCTCGTTCTGCTTCAATACTATCGCCACCAGTGTCGCCGCCGCTCGCTTGATTAAGCTCCTGGCCTAAGATGTTTAATATCTGAGTATCGTCCAACATTATTCTTGCCCTTTCATAGCTAATTCGTATAACTTCGCAATTGCAGGAACCATTGGAAGTGCTCGTTTAGCTAATGGTGCAACATCAACTGCCGCCATAGCTGTTTTATTAACCGTATCCATATATCCAGTCTGAGGCTCAACTTCACTATACTGGTTGCCACCTTCGAGACCGTACATGCCAACATGCTTGAGCAGATCGGCGATACCACTTACCGGGTTACCAAACGGAGTGTCTATCTTAGACAGTGCGTTCCCGATAGTCAAAGCTGTAGGGTTCTCTGGAGAATATATCTCACCATACTCTTTAGCTTGGCTAACAGTAGTTCCAGGTTTAGTCCTGTATTTATAAGCTGGAGAGTCTTCCGGCTTCATAATGATGTTTTTAGGATCTTCGTAAACACCTTGCTGAACAGGCTCAATCTTGCTTACGTCAACCTTAACGTCTGGGTCGCCTTCTTCATACAGACGAGCTAAAGCGTCACGCTTTTGAACAGCACGAGCTTCTGTTTCACCATGTAACCGTTCATATAGCCTTTGTGGCATGTACTCATCATGGAGAATCATCATGTCTGCTTTAAGCTTTTCTAGCTGATCAAGCCTAGCTTTCAAAGCGTCTCGTTGATCCAATAGCAATTGTTTCTTAACTGGGTCAGTTTCCCGTTTTGCCTGGACTGCAAGCATGTGGCGCTTATCATAAATTTCGCTAGTTTTCCTCTGGACTTGATTACGCTTGTTCCAGATCCTGTTAGCTTCTATCATGTTGAAGTTTTCAGGACTGCCACCACCTTGCCATCCTTCGATGTCCTGGACAGCATGTTGATTCTCGTGGAGCATTGTACTACGAGCTGGGGCTTCGCCTTTGCTGATAGCAATCTTCAATTCGCCAGGCTTTAGAGGCTTGCCAATATCGCTCTCTTGTAGGATGTATCCTTCGGTAGGATGACGAGCACCTACATCCTCTGCTTCTACACGCAATAGGGGAGGCCTAAAAGAGCCTCTTAAGCCACGATCTTCGTCTGCACGATTAACCCTAGTAATTGGTATCTCTTGTATTTCAGGGTAATTGCGATACAGTTCTTCATGCTGAAACACGTTACCTTGAGGGCTATACGTGTCTGTAAGCAATTTATCATAATCACGTACAAACTGGGCAGCGTTGTCTGGTATTTCCCATTTCCATTTGCCATCTGGGGCCATGAACCACCCAGTCTTCTGGAATATCTCTTGAGGCTCTCGCCCCGCTGCTCGCATCTTACCAGCAATGCCAAGCATAAATTCATCAGCGTATTTGGCTTTCGGACCTGCGAATATAGCCTCTGCATCTTCGGACTGCGTAGCAGCGCCTACCCCCGTCAAAGCCGCTAGTGCTTTCGGAGATTTAAGAATTGCAGCTATTTCACTTAATCCAGCCATTCTTACCTCTTAAAGGTTGGTGACGATCCCGCGGTGCCTTACTCACCTGATTAGAGATCGCCACCGCCCAATTACTTCTCGAGAACCAGGGTCTTATCGACGACCCCATCGTTGTCTATGTCGATGCCGATTGTCTTGGTAGTCGGGACGGCAGTGCCCCGAACCTTGGCGTCAATGGCAGCGACTGCCGGCGCACCTATATAATAGGAGAGCCGAACTCTTCGTAGCAACTTTTCCCACTCTGCAACAGGATCCATAATTACCTCACATCGTAGAGACGGCGTGTTTCGTCCCAGTAGAATTCACCACTCCCGAGTATTACATCTGCGGGAGACCCTTGCTCTACGCCTTCGACGATATCGTAGTAACCGTCTCCAACATACTTGTTGTGGTAACAGCCCGCATTCGCAGCGGGGATACCATGCACCAGGTTGCCCTTGGTGTCGGTGTACCACATAGGCCCATCACTCTCCTTGCGGAACAATGCGCCTTTGCTTTCGCCTACCAGTTGATTCTCGTAGTTCTGAGAACCCAGACCACCCATGCGACTAACAGGAGGGCGTCCAGTGAGGAACCCCACTTTGTCAGCAAACGTCATCCAGAAGGCGTTGTAGATACCAACAAGAGTGCCCTGGTCGATCTTAGCCACTGTGCCTACAGCGGCATTGAGGGCTGCGATATCCGCTTCCGTTGCAGCTACTTTGTCCATCCAAATCATACCATCGTCTAGGTACTGGCCGTCGACATAGATGGGTGAAGGGTATCCCCAACCAGGAGGAAGGTAACCACCGCCGCTTGACAGACTCATGCTTGCTTCCTCCGAATGAACCCAGCCAGAGCAACAAGACCAACGCCCATCAGCATCAAGGGAGTCGGAGACGGCACTGCAGCTGCAACAATGTTAAGGTCTGCGTTGTCCAGGTCACAGCTGAAACCAGCGTTGGATCCAGTTGAACAAGTCCCAATAGACAAGTTGGTATACGCATAATTAAAAGAAGTCGCAGCAAACCCGAAGAAGTCTGAAATGTCGGTGTTAACCGTCAAATCACCAATCCCCAGGAACAGGCCACTGGTTCCGTTACCAGCAAAGGTAGGAGCCGGAGGAGCAGTGAATGTGCCTGACAGTAATGAACCGGATGCTATCAGCGTCGCGCCTTGGAACAAGGAACCAGACAGATCGATCGAGCCACCTGCAAGCCACTGCCACAGAGCCGGGCCTTCAAGAGTATTCAGTCCAGTCACAAAGTCCAGGGTACAGCCTGTACAATCCAGGCTAACTCCACTGTTCAGAGCGGTAGTTACACCAAGGCCGGAAGTAAAGTCGATGCCCGTACCAACCAGGGCACCACCTTCCCCATCGTAGCTAATTACGCCAGTTTGGGGAGTTACTCCTTCGTCGAATTTGATCTCCGGAATAGCCTGGGCTTGCCAACTCATCGTTAGCAGCGTTAAAGTAGTCAATAACAATTTCATCATGATGTTGCTTCCTTTTCAACGATTGAGGGAAACGTCTTTCCCAGTAAAATGCTGCAACTCCGATCGGCAGTAGCAGCAACATAAATCCGAACACCTTAAGCTGGTGTCCAGGAGATACCTACCATTTCTACCAAACTTCCATCAACCCGGCGGAGATTAACCTGGAACCCACCATAAGCTTGGAGAGGGGAGGTCTCGCCCTTCAAACCTGGCAGCTCCATCTCAATTTGGCCTAAAAGACGGGAGAGTGCTTCACTCATCCGTTGACCATCGTATACCTCAATAGTGACACTACCTGTGCCCATTGTGAGGTTGAGAAAGCCTGCAGGCCATTTGTACGGACCCTTCAAGCTAAACCCAACTACGTCTGCAGGTCCAAAAACCTGATCCGCAATCACAATAGGTAAAGTGCCACACGCATCGGTAATTAATTGCGTGGCGTCAACACCTAGCCAGTATTCAATACCACCAGTCTTGGCGTTTAAAAGGTCCAGGGCTTCCGCCGCTGTAGTTGCTATTTCGCTCATACTATCATCCTGTTTGTCTCTGAGTAATCAATTTGAGTACCCCACCGCTTGTTGGTAATCAAGTTACTACCTTCTCCGGCACCAACCATGAGGTATTGTAAAGCGTCCGCTACATGCGAGTAACGTCCTTTATCAGGCTTGTCCATGAATCGTTCTTGACCGGATACAGCCATCCGCTTGTACTTATATCCGCCAGCGAGTGCCTTTCTGCACATAATAGCTTTCGGGCCGATGAGGAACCCTGGGTTGCCCGCGAAATCCATTCTTGATAGTGGAGCTGCCACTGCTTCTCTTCGAATGATGAAATCGTTCGTATATGTCGGCCAAGCAGATATTCCCTGAGCCTCCAAGATTTGAAACGGGGTGATCTCGTCGGTCTGAGCTCGTTGGTCCCCCGCTGGATCAGCGTATATTTCGAATTCGTAGTCAGAGTACTCATGGTTAAGTTTCTCGTTCAACAGTCGACCGAAATTCTTAGCACCCATATCCTCGCAGACTAATTCATCAAATATAAGCCACCGTCCAGTGAGGCTCTTCTGCCCAAGGACCGCTGCAGGAGTAAGCCCGAAGTCTATGCCAACGTATATTGGAAGCTTCGGGTTGAGAAGGATAGGCTCTGAAGTAGAATGAGTATCGTCTTTGTACTCCTGGAACACCGGCTTGCCGTCCTGGACGAAGCCATAGTTGCCGTGTACATAGACGTTGATCCACTCCTGGTCCTTGCCAGACTGCATGTTCTCGTAGTACCCTATAGGCAAGTGTTCTATGTTCTCTGCATCCGGAGACATGCCTGACGGCTGATGGAAGATGGCGTAGTTGTCTGGGATGTTCTCTTCGAAGAGCTTGTACATCCAATGGTCGGAGTCGGGCGGATTCGTGTCCATGATGACTCCGTACCAGGAGGCCCCACCGTCACGCATAGACGGATATCGTCCGACCCGTCCAACAAGCATGTCAAGAATCTGCTTAGGTACTTCGCGTGATTCGTTAATGAAAGCACCTGTGAGTTCGAGCGAGAGCAGCTTTTTAACGTCATTGGGCTTGTCCAGAGCACGGAACATGAATTCTGCTTGGATAGTAGTCCCGTCACCGATAGGGTAGTTGACGGACCAGACCATGTCCTGCTTCATCAGGTGCCCGATATCCTCGGGAAACCAGTCGAACCAGGTTTTCATGGTGGTATCTATGAGTTCGCGGTAGGTGTTTCGAATGATAGCCCAGCGGGTCTTGCGTATACCCTCTTTGTTAGGCTTCTGAGACAAGGCTTTCGCCATCATCTCCATACAGCAGGTAACGGACTTGCCGCTACCAATTGGGCCGAATATCAGACGTACAAAGGCATCGCTCGCGTGGAAGGCCGCCCCGGTTTTGCTTGCGTTGTAAGTGGGCATCTACACGGCAGATCCTGAGACAAATTTATATAGTACTTCAGTGTACCAATTTTACCGCATTCCGGGCGTTCTGTCAACATTAATTTTTACGTGTCCAGTTTACTTCGTTGCTATACCATACTTGTATAAAAGCGATTAATCTTGACTTTTCAACAGGAACCAGGCATAATGACACTACCCTGGCCGTTCCTGGTCATGAGGTATTAAATAGGAGATAATATTAATGGGCATTAACATGCGCGAGAAGGGCAAGACCGGGGAGCTGGAATTCTGCAACCGCTTCCAACCGTTCTTCCCTGATATACTCAAACGTAATCTATTGCAGACCAGGGAAGGCGGCGCAGATATCAGTGGCTGTGCTCCGTTCCAGATCGAGGTTAAACGGTGCCAGAAGATCGAGCAACCTAAATGGTGGCGACAAGTCCTCGCCGCTTGCGATCCGTCAGATATACCTATCGTGGCCTTCCGGCAGAACAACTGTCCTTGGCGATTCCTTCTTCCGTTCAACCTCATGGTCAACGGGGCTGAAGGATACGTTGAGGCCGGCGAAAATGAGTTCCTTAAACTAGTACTACACACCTATGGAGAACCGCCTAATGAGCAATGAAAAGACATTCACCCAGGTAAAGCTTGAGCTGGAAGACGCCGTTCATCAGCTAGATAAACTGAAGTCGGAGTACTACCAACTGGGCCTTCACCACAAAGAGTTGCAGAGAAAGTATAAGCGACTCGAAGACCAAGTGAAGCAAGCCAAGGCGCTGGGGATCGGCTTAAGATAAGCACGGCGGAGCGGCCCTGGGCGTCCCTCGCGGGCGCTGGGGCCATTTTCGGGGGCACCCCTAGAGGGTGGGGTAGCCCCATTTTACCGGGCCTCAAAATCGTTTCTCGGGCTCGGATTGTAATTTCAAAAAGGACATAAATTATGCCAACCATATTTATAGTTGACCAAGAAAATAAAGCCGTTATGTCGGCTGTAAAGAAGATTGCCGAGGCCGAAGCACGGCCAGGGGCAGTCGTGTTACTCACGGCGGCGGAATTCAAGGCCGTTACCAGTAATGCCGGGATGGTCGCCCTGGATGTGCCGGCCAAGGGCAAATGTGATTGTGGATTCGATATTGGTCATCCGTTAGTGTCTCGCCATGAGAAGAGTTGCCCGGCGTGGGAGCCTTCGGGGTACGAGTATCGGGATCCTAGAGAGTGAAAAATGGTTTAGAATTTTAAAATTCGAAATCGATGAAAATCGCGTGCGGGGCTGGTGTTGGATTGGATTGGCGAGATAACCCCCCCGCCCCCGCCGGACCCGTTACCCTGTGGCGCTGCGCGCCCAGGGTCGCTACGCGCGACATGACGCCATCGGCGACATGACGCATTACTCGGCATGCCGCTCCTGGCTACGGGTCCAGGCTACCCACCAGGGTATGCACCATCCTGGTGCGTTACGCACTATCCTGGTGCGTGCCGGGCTTATAGCATCCAGGCATAACGGACGGCGTTCTTATAGCATCTCGGTCTAAGCAGCGCTTGACTTCCACGGGGCGATCGGCGAAAATTTTTCCATGGACGGGGCGATACCCGTCCAGGCCTAGCCGGGTGGCGTTACCCGGTCTTATTGGAGCTATACCCATGGAAGCATTCATCATCGCCGGCCAAGCCGCCGGCCAGTCCCGCGACCAGATCATCATCGGTCTGGTTACCGAGCACGATCTGTCACTGTCCAAGGCGACTAATCTGTACGCCAAGGTAGCCAAGGCGGAGGGCTGGGTTACGGGGCAGGTTAGCCACAAGGATTCAGCGCTGGCCGATCTGCATAACGATTACACGGCAGACACCTGGGACGCCAAGGCGGTTAAGGCAGCGGTCGTCGATCTCCAGGACCGTTACGGTATCGCCGAGAGCACCGCTCGCGACTACTGTAAGGCGTTCTCCGAGGAACTGGGCGTCGATTACCCGGTCGAGGATCCCCGCGAGGCGATGTTCAACTGGTTGATCGAGCACCATCTGGACGGTACCAAGGACGACTTCAAGGCCTACTGCAAGGAACTGGGCCGGTCGGACAGCAACATCAACGAGTACTGGAAGGGGCTGGAGCTGCACCGAGCGATCATCGCAGCGAAGTACTAGGACCGAATCGGGGAGGGGCGAGAGCCTCTCCCCTTCTCTCGTTTAAGGAGTTGATATGAGATACCAGATTGATGTACACGCCAATGGCGTAACCGTTACCGACACCGAGACCGGCGCTATTATGTTTGACGAACCGTCCGTATCCGTAACCGTCCACCTGGACGGCCATGAGGTGGAGCTGTACGATAACCTGTGGCTCCTCCAGCGGGCCGCCGATAAAGGGGAGACCGAGTAATGGAGCGTAGCATAATCGTCCTGGTCGTCGTCCTGATCGGTTCCTTCCTGGGTTGCGAGCCTGGGCACGCACACGAAGCCGTAGGCGTTATCCGTCACACCGCCCCACAGCCCGTCTGTGAAGCCCACGGCGGTACGTGGATACCCGATATAGGTTGCGTCACATTCGTCTATAACAAGTAACATCACCCTAGCCCGCCGAGTGCGGGCTTTTTAATGCCCATAGGTTCCAGGTGCTAACCTGGACGCCGCCCGCCGATCCGCCCGATTACACAGTAGTCCGTCTGACTAGACGGGGGTTCTGGGGTATGGATAGTCGATTCTAATTTAAAACCAAATAACCAACTAAACCAATAGCCCCCTCCCCATCAATGACCTAGGGCAGAGCCTCGCGCGCGCCCAGTGCCGCTTGGTTTTGCGGGTTTTTTGGTTTTAGATACCGAGCAAACTTTTCAACAGAACCATAGATCACAGGGCCAGCCTACTCCGCCTTCCCTACCAGGTTCATAACTAGCTTATCAGTAAGCACTGTATCCCGTACCACGTCCTTATCCCCGAACAGCTCATTAAGCATAGCCGATGCAGTCATACGGTCACGTTCACTACGGCCAGAGTGGGCCACATGGATGAGCGACTCCATAGCAAGGCTTAACACATCGCTACGTGTTATATCGTATATCAATAACAGGCAGGTCTTGTGGTTGGCTTCCAGGGCACCAGAGAGATACGGCACCAGGGCTTTCACGGCGGTATCGTAGTCTGCGACAAGGCTTAACCGTTGGAACCGGCCCAGGTATTCGCTCCATTGGTGGACGTCATCAAATAGCTCATTAATGCCAGCAGACTCGGCGAGGCTGACGGCCAACTTTGTAGGTAACATTGTTACTCTCCTTTTACTAGGTTAATCCATTTGTCGGTGCCCGCAGGCGCCAATATGCCTTTAGCTATAGCCTCGTCAGTAATCATGTACCTGGCTTGCTTAGGCTTGCATCGATACTGTTGCTCCAATGAACGGATAATATTATCACCTGCTCTAAACTTACGTGATAGCCATCCATGTGTTATCTCGCCGTCTTTGCCCAGGTGTAAGTAGTCCGGGTCGGGGTCTCGTTTCAGTTCCCCAATTAGCTTGTTCATGGCGCGCTCTATAGTGCTGGCCATAGAGCCTTTGCGACTGTTAGCGAGTACGGCGCGGTTGATCTCATCGTGATATTCAAGGGCGCTGTCCAGATGGGCGTCAGTTACTACGGGTGGCCGTGGCTTGGTACTGCCCAGGTCGCAGCTGTCCGCAATAGCTAGTGCTAAGCAGGTGGTCTTGATCTTCTCCATATACCGTACACATAATGCACGGCCAAGTGGATCGCCATGGGTGTCCTTACGGTGCTGGACGTTTTTGTGAGTCAAGTCCCGCAGTCTGGCCGTTACCGCACTAAAGTCCGCCGAGATCATACCTTTAGTACAGCTCCGCGAAGTTCCTGGTTTAATGTCCGCCCCGCGATATTGGTTCACTAGCGCCGTGAATAGATCTACTATATGCCCAGGGACAGTACGGTTTGTATAGAACTCTTCATTCCAATAATCCTCGGGTGGTACGAAGAATAACTCTGACCTGGCCAGTGATCCGGACTCGGTATGCAACTCTTTCATAGCATTGGGCAGGTATGTCTCCGGCGTTGACTCATCGAGTAGCAGGAATATAGGGTCGTATATCGGGTCGGCTGGCTCTGGTAAGACACCGTTAGTTGGTCGCTTGGATAGGTTCACTACGGTCAACGGGGAGCCGCCGATCTGTTGCGATATAGCTTTTAACTTCCAAGCGGCTTTGTTCTTCTGATCGCCGCTGGAGGACGATGCCAGTAGACCCGCTTCAGAGTTTATCATCCCACGTACTTTGTGCTTATTGATATCTATCTGGTAGTTCAACGGACTATGGGACTCTTGCATAATGAAGTCCTCAGATAGCCCGTACATGCCCAGGGAGTCTATGATGGCAAGAGCAGCGTCACTAGCAGATTGCTTACCACGCCCGT